TCTCTACCCTTGCTTCAGGATGGGCCAACGTGGTTGAGAAGATAGGCACTGGTAATGGGGAGGGAGAAAAGGGTGATATGATAGCAGCCACTAAAAAGGTTGAGTTTATCATTCGCTACCGCACCGATGTTAATGAAGAGATGCGTATATCGTACAACAGCAATATATATAAGATTCAAGCCATTCAATCCGCAGATGCTCGCAAGGCATTCCTTAAGATTGTTTGCCTATGGTCTGATGCGCAGTAATGGAAAAGGTAAAGGTAAGCGTTGAGGGCGTTGATGAGGTGATGAAGAAAATACGCAAACTTGATGATAGACTCAAGAAGAGTATACTCAAGAAAGTAGGGCGCAAATCATTACCTCCAATGGTTGACTCTTATAAGCGCAACATTACTGATGCTGATGAAGTGTTTAAAGTTTATCGAAAGGGCAAGATTAGATACGAAATAATGCCTGGACAACTAAAGCGCAGTGTTGGTATAAAGACACCCAAGCACCTACAAAAAAAAGATGTAGTAGGTATGAGTGTTGGGCCAAGAAGAACGGGCAAAACATTTGGAAAAGGAAAAGGTGGTTGGTATGCTGGGATGATAAACTTTGGTTGGCTACGCCCTTGGTGGGGTAAAGAAAGATACCAAGGTCAAAACTTTGGTTTTGCGCAGAAGGCAATGGCTGCTGCAAAGACAAGAGTGAATGTGAGGTTTGTCCGTGTATTTAGAACGGAAACAACAAGAGAGATAAATAAGCTCAAGTTTGGGCAAAGAATGGGCTTGAAATGATTGGTAAAGTAATAAAGTACAAGTTCGATAACACCAGCAGCTTAAACAACGTTTTCGCTGGCCGTGTTTATCCTTTGGTTGGAGCGCAAACGAGTGCCCGACCTTTTTGCATTTACGATACTACAAGCATCCGCCCTGAAGGATCGAAAGATGCGGACAGCCACATTGATATTGTCAATGTTGAGCTGACTTTAATAGGAGATAACTACGGTACGTTGCAAACTGCCGTTGAAAATATACGCACGACTTTTGTGCGAATGAAGGAAACAATTGAGGGCGTGAATGTTCAATCGTGTGGCTTTGATACTCAAAGTGAGGTATTCAATGTTGATGAGGAAACTTTTGCGGTATCGGTTGATTTAGTGTTTAGAATAGTCAAATCATAAAAATTAAAAAAGATGGCAGCAAGTACATCAGTAATGAATAGCACCGATGTTGTAGTACGCATCGGTACTGACGGTGCAACATACGAAACCGTTGGTAAAATGACAAGCGCTTCTTTAAGCGTTACAATGGCAACACGTGATATTTCCACGAAAGACAGCTCGGGCTGGATGGAAGTATTGGAGGGTCAAAAATCTTGGACTCTATCCGGCGAAGGCTTGGTAGTGTACAATAATAGCGGAAAGGCAACGCCGGATGATATCTACGGACATCTGAGCAGCCGCACCGTTATCTACATTGAGTTTGGTTCAGAAGCAACTGATGAGAAATACTACAGCGGTACTGGGTACTTCACTGAGTTCTCAACTGATGCTGGGGTAGAAGACAACGCAACGTTCTCTTTCTCATTCCAAGGAACAAGCACCTTGACTCAAGGGACTCAAGCATAACATCAGTAGGGGGGCTTCGGCCTCCCTATTTTAACATCACGCAACAATGGATACAAACTTGATAAAAGTAGGCGAAAAGACATACCCCGTAAAATACGGGTTCAATGCACTAAGATTGTTTTGCAATGCCAGCGGCATTGGATTGCAAGAGCTTGAAAAGATAGGAGAAAACATAAGCATCGACCACGCCATCAATTTGGTATGGGCGGGAATGAAAGACGGCGCAAGAGCAGAGAAGAAAGACTTTGATCTTGACACTGATGACATTGCTGACTTGCTTGATGAGGATATGAGCATCATTCAGCAGTGTATGGAATTGTTTGTTGCCTCCTTTGTGAAGCCAGGAGCTGAAGAAAAAAAGTAAACACCCAAGCCTCAAAATCCCTTGATTGGGATGCACTGGAAGCGATAGGTTTGGGTGAGATGGGAATGAGCGTTGAGGAGTTCTACAATATGACTCCAAGGCAATTCCAAAACAAAAGAGAGGGCTTCCAAAACCGCATTCAGTACCAAACTGAATTGGTATGGGAGACCACGAGGTGGCAAGCAGCGGTAAACATTGCGCCACATACGAAGAAAAGAATGGGGCCGAAAGACTTGGTTGTTTTCCCTTGGGATAGCAAAAAGCGAGTACATAAGGCCGCAACATACGAAGAGGTGCAAGAGGCAATTAAAAAGGTGTTTGGTAAATGAGCCGTACAGATATAGATTTTAAGATTGGCGCGGACTTAAAGCAGTTCCGCGGTGCAATGGGCAACATCGACCACAGCTTAAAGAAGTTAAGCGGTGGTTTTGGCGCTTTAGGTGGAGTGATTGGCGCTACCTTTGCTGTTGATGTTATCAAGCAATTTGTCTCGGAATCGGTAGACCTTGCGTCTAAGATGGAAGGCGTTGAGGCGGCTTTTAATCGACTCAATGACCCTAACCTACTTGACAACCTTAGAAAGGCCACAGCGGGCACCGTTGATGACTTAAAGCTGATGCAGACGGCTGTAAAGGCTGAAAACTTCCGTATCCCTATGGATACCCTTGCGAAGGGTTTAGAGTTTGCACAGCGTAGAGCACAAGCCACGGGTGAGAGTGTTGACTATATGGTTGACTCTTTCGTAACTGGTTTGGGTAGAGAATCTGTTAAGATTCTTGATAACCTTGGTATCTCTACCATTGAGCTGCAAGCAAAAACCAAAGAGCTTGGCTCTATGGCTGCTGCTGTTGGTCAGATAATGGACGAGGAATTCGAGAAGGTTGGCGAGCGTGTTACTACCACTTCAATGAAGATAGACAAGCAGCGTGCTTCAGTCACCAACTTAAAGACTGAAGTAGGTGAAAAGCTTTTGCCAATATACTCGAGGTTTCTTAATGGTACAATCAAAGGACTTGACAATATCAACTTTATTCTTGATGACCAAGAGAAAGGCTACAAGCGTCTTTTTGTTGCTGTTAAATCTTACTTTGAAATAACAAGAGCGGGGTATCGTATGGTGATGAATCCAGCAAAGCTATTTGCGAGCTTACTGGGAAGCACTAAGGAAGAGGTTGAGGAGTTAAACACCGAATTTGACAATGGCTTGCCGAGCGTTACCGCTTGGGCTGATAAGTTTGATAAAATGCAAACTCAAGCTGATGAGGGTGCAAAGAAGCAAAGAGAAGCAGTTGAATCGTACAACAACAAGCTCAAGGAATTATTGCCAACATTGCAACAAGTTGGTTATGAGATCGACCAAGCCTTTAATCCTGGAGAAGATACTACGGGAAAACTCGCGCATCAATTAGGATTCGCTGAGGTTGATACGGAGCTTGAAGAGTTAGAGGGAACTGTTGAGAACTTTGGCGATACCTTTGACCACAGCTTTAGGAATACCATTGATAAGTTCAGAGAGTTTAGAGATGAGTTCCTAATGGTCGGAGACATTTTAAGAATGTCTTTTGAGGCAGCCTTCGCACCATTAGAAGAAGGCGAGACACGCCTTGGGAACTTTAGAGAAGCCTTTGTACAGCAGCTCAAGATGATGGCAGCACAATTACTTGCTACCGCTGCCGCTGCTTTAATTCTTGCTACCATCCTGACCATTGCCTTTGGCGGAACCAATATGGCTGGCCAGGCAATGTTTGGTAAGGCTGGAATGGGCTTTGGTGATTTGTTTGGCGGCCTACTACAAGGCGGCGGAGGCTTTGGATTTAATGGTAGCGGAATTAGCGGAAACACTTCGGGAGGTATTGAGATATTTGGAAAACTGCTTGGCTCGGATATTTTGTTATCGGGTGAGCGTGCTGGAAGAAATAGAAATAGACTAAGCGGAATCGGAGGCTAATGGCAAACCCAAAATTATACGGCGAATTTAGAAGCGACTACGGAAACTTCTACTTGATAGAGATATGGGATGAGGACTATACGGGCAATGATCCTGATAGGTTCAACGTCACGAGTAACGGCTTTGAGCTAAACTATTCGGGGCAAACGGACAACATCTACAGCCCAGTGATTGGCTCAAGTGTTTCCTTTGGTATGTACATCAAGGATGCTGCAACAAGAGCCTTTGAGACTGACTTTAAGAACTACCAAGAGAACCGCTACTACGTTAAGATTTGGAAAGGTAATTTTAATGGCCAAGATGCCGATAAGTGGTACAACACATCAAAGGTATCGGATGATGGCTTGGTGATGAACTTCTCACCTGATGAGGAGGAGCTTGTATACCTTGACTTCTTTTGGGGCGGTTACATCCTACAAGATGTGATTAAGATAGAGGATGCTGCGGAGCCTTACGTTTTGCAGATAGAAGCAAACGATGGTATTGCTAAGCTCAAGAATGTTGAGGCTCAAGAGGGTATAGGTACAATTCAAAACCTATTCTCAAACGCAATCTTTAGCGCTTACACCTTTAACATATTACCTACCGAGTGGCCAGCGCTTAAGATGATAAGCAACTGGTGGAGTGAGCAGCATACCTATGATGCTAATGAAAACCCATTAGAGACTACATCGGTTGACGTTAATGTATTCCACAATTTCAATGCCGATGGTACGGTGAATCTCGCTTCCTACTACGATGTGCTCGTAGGGGTGTGTAGGATATTCGGACTGCGCTTTTATTTCTCCAATGGTAGCTACCGAGCAGAGCAGATATTTCAGCGCGATGGTAGCTCTTTAAAAGAGTTTAGCTACAAGAGAAATGGTAACCTTATCGGATATGAAAGTAAAACAAGAGATAAGGCACTCGACCAAACAAGCAACAAGGCACGACTTGCTGGTAATATCTTCAACTTCCTCCCCGCTGTAAATGAGGTGAGGATTCAAACATCAGAGAAGGGACTCGATTATAAGGGTGTCGTTTCTACGCATAACGCAAGCCCTATCATTGATTTGGGATATACTCCTGGATCATCAGTTGACAACTTCCTTGAGATAACCTTTACCTATAAGGTTACGATGACCGCCAACGTGACGGATAATCCAGAATTCTTATATTATATGTTTGATGTTGATGTCATCCAAGATGATGGCACAACGGTATACTATTTAGAACGTGACCACAATAAGATTAAACCATTAAGCCAAACTTGGACAACAACGCAAGCAGATGGTGGCTATCAAGTATTAGCGGGTCGATTTTTAGAGCGCAGTGATTTTGGATATCAATTTACGAGGGGCACCGTCACTATAGTTACTCCTATACTGCAAACCGATGGCGATATCACCGTGCAGTTCAATAGCAATAGATTCATCAAAGCTGATGGTACTACAAAGGTGTTGAATGCTGGAAACAGCGCAACGTGGAAAACGGAGATTGTAGCGATACAAAAATCAGTGGGAACCAACGGCTATGATATTCGCTCTACAACAACAAAAGCGGATAATGATAGTGGTATCATTTACAGCCTTGGGGAGACTAAAATCTTTGACGGGCCAGGAACGGAGGGTAGTTTGTACAAAAGAAACGCAAACTTAACCCGCACACTCACAACGGGATGGCGTGAGGGCAATAGCGGCAGCTATATTACAGCGCAGCGACTTGTTGCCAATGAGTTCCTTTCTTTAATGAATACGCCCGTGCAGAAGTACGAGGGCAGCATATTCAGCAGCCATAACTTTATGACTCGCTTAATCTTTGAGGGGAAGAATTGGTTGCAGCTCGGCGGTAGATTTATTGCCAACTCTGATGAGTGGGACGGCGAATGGTTTGCTATATCCAAAGAAACGATTACAATAACGGATACCGATACGGGAACTGCTGGCGATCCAGTGTTCAGCATTGGTGGAAATAACGGCACGGGAGAAATCAACATCGCTGCTTTAGATGTTAATGACTTCACTGCTAATGATGCAAGTGTAGACAATAATGTAACGGTAGGGAATGACCTTGGCGTTACTGGCAATTCAACACTATCGGCCACATCAGTTGGTGAGTTCACAACAACCGATAGGGTGAACGTCACATTGAATGAAATAACGGGCAACGCTGGCGGTTCAGAAACCCTATTATTGCGCAATCATTTCAATTTTATTTCCTACGAAGGCGCTAACGGAACGTACACCATCAATTTGCCCACGGCAGAGGATGGCGTGATACTACGCTTTAAAACGGATGATACGGTTTTGGCAAATAAAACAATCACATTGGCACCGCAATCGGGTCAGCGTATTGATGCCGAATCGTCTTATGTAATGGATCGCAGCTACGACGGTATCACATTGTTGGGCAAGGATTCCAACTGGTATATCATTCAAAAGAAAGAGAAATAAAAAGCCGTTAGGCGATACTTATATTTGTAATACATACATAAAGACAAAGATGAATGAAACAATCTCAATTCTACTACCTCCTACGGAGAGGGTTGTTCAGCGCGGGGTCGGCAATTATAAAAAATGGACTTGTTATGTTTAATAAGTTCACGACCGCTGGCATTTCACACCCCGTACAAGGCTCAGCCCTATTCAACGGGTCGAGTGATTATATCCGTTTAACGGAATCATTTAGCAATACAGAAAACACCCTTTGCGCGTGGATATATTACGACGGAAGCGCAACAAGTAATGAATACCCATTTGACAATAGAGATGAATCAAGTGACGATGGCATTCAGTTATTTGTTCGTTCGGATGATACAATACGATATCGTCTAAATTCTGAATCCGTTACAAGCACAAGCACACTAATAAACGAATGGGTTTTTGTTTCCGGTACATACGATGGGGATATTCAAACGCTTTACATTAACGGAAGTATAGAACATCAACGTAGTGGTGTAAGCACCACAATTGACGTAAATGCGGGTTCTCGAATTGGAGCAAATTTTGTCGATGGCGCCTTTTTCAACGGCAACCTCGCCAACGTCGCGATTTGGAACCGCGCACTTTCAAGCGATGAGATTAATTCCGTGATGTGGAAAAGCTACGAAGCATTAAGCGGTGCGGAATCAAACGGCTTAAAAG